GACTGTCTCCGGATTTGACTCCCAGCGGGGAACACGCCGCAACAATGGTCCGCGGTTCCGCGATCCTTGGTCCCAAAATCGGCAACGAATTTTTCTCAAACCTCTACGGGTATTTCGACGCCTTGACGATGGACCGTTGGTTGGTCCGGACATGGGGACGATGGACCGGCACATTGATCGTGCGCGATGAAGCGCGGATCGTCAGCGGAAGAACGACATTGCGGGATGCGCTGGCAAAAACAGATGTTGCCAAACTTGCGGAGGGATTGCGGTCACTCAAAAAAGTTACCAAGACCAAAGGAGAAACCGAACTCAAGCCGAAGGACAGGGAGCGGTTGATTGCCGCGATGGAAGGTCTGACCGAAAGCGATGACAGCGTCGATGAACTCGCCAACGCCATTCAAAAGGCGTCGATGGACAAACAATTTCGCGATGTGATGAATTCCGTCGAAGGCGGATCGGACCTTCGGAAAACCGGCAACAACCTTGCCAAGGAAATTGACGGGCAGAAAGAGGCTCCGGACGGACCGCATGAACGCAACTACATTCGCCATGTGTTTGGACAGATTCTTGCCGAACTGAAGGCAATGCCGGAATACGCCGAACTGACAATGGCGGACCTTCAAGCGGTGCTGTGGTATGCCGAAAAACGCCTTTACGAGACAGCAAAAGAGGACGAGGATACTGACAGCAATGTTGAAGGCTACGAAGATGATGAAGCACCGGATTACGCCAACGCCGCGGCAGGAGTTGCCAGAGCAAAGGGCGTTTCGGAGCGCAAAATAAAGAAAGCACTCAACGATGAACTCACAGCAACAACACGACCAGAATCTCAAAGCCAAGCCGCGGGTAAAGGGGAGCAGGGCAAAGTTGGAGGCTTTACTCCAACGCAGAAAAAACTCTTCACCTCTGCGGTTGGAGTCAGACGAATCCGATTGGGTAGGCGCACTTCTGAAAGAATATCCTACTCTTACAATCGAGAAACTGGACGAGATGGCAAAAGCGCACGGGTTCTAAAAAACCTTGGCGTTTCTTATACAGCAGAATGGAAGGCGGGACCAGCATTCCGCCGCATCCTTAAAGCCACTTCTCCAGACGCTGTATCGAAGGGGCAGGATGTCGCGCCTCTCTTTTACGAATTAGAGCAGACACCTCAAAACGCGGCACGGTTTGCTGAACTAATCACCGCAAGCAAAACCAGCAACAAATTTGGTGCTTCCGTTTATGTGTATCCGGCAGACGACTACGCAAAAATGCAGTTGTTTGTCACCAAAGACGGGTTGAGCGGAGTTGGAGTCAAGCCGGACGGGGACATTGTTTCTGTGTTCAGCACCGGAGGCGCAGGCAGGGCAATCATAGAACTTGCTGTTGCGGCAGGCGGCACAAAACTGGATGCGTTTGAAACCATCCTTCCGAAGTTTTATTCGGCGCACGGGTTTGTCGCTGTGTCCCGTTTGAAATGGGATGATTCCCAAGCACCGGACGGATGGGACAAAACGCTTTTCCGTGAATTTAACAACGGTGAACCGGATGTGGTTTTCATGGCGCACGATTCTACCGGTCATGCTTGGCATTCACCAAAAGACGGAAAGGTTTTCACCGACTACGGCAAGGCAGTCAAAGCGCAGGAAAAAGCGGTAGGTGAATTTCAGAAGCAAGCGCAAATTGTAACCGCCGCGGTCCGACCGGCGACCGGCGACACCTTGCGCGACCGTCTCGCGCAGATGGACGGCGATCCCAAATTCCGCCGCGAGCGGGTTGCCGCCGCGCTCAAAAAGTTCAAATCGATCCGTGACCGGTTTAGTCAAAAGCGTCCCGACGATCCGCTGTCACAGATTGAAGCGGTGGCGTATCTGGAGGCGTTGATTTCGATGCTCCCGCCGGAAGCGCGGAAGAACATCGGCGGGGCGGAAAAACTGGCGGGATACAAAACCGCCCGCGGCAGGATGAACTACCTGTTGAAGCGAATCGAGCGGACCGACAAAGCGTTGGAAGCATACCTCCGCGGAGCCTACATCGAGGAAATCAACGAACTGGTCGAGAACCTCTCCGACACAACCGACAAAAACCGCACCAACCGGAGCCGGATCGGACCGGAGGCGCAGCGCATTGTAAACTACATCGCCAGCGTGATTGATCTGGAGCAGAAGGATGTCGCCAACAAGATCACCGGCATACAGGCACAGATGAACGATCCGGAGGCTACACCGGAAATGCTGGCGCAGTTGCAGGAAGAATGGGCATTACTGGACCGTTACGGTGCGCTGGCGTCCGCGGACCAGCACAGCGCGGAATCGCTGGCGCAAAGCTACGAATCGCTCCGGAGCGTGATCCTGCGCGGGCGCGACCAATGGAAGGCGCAGGAAAAATTGCGTCTGGAAGAATACGAGCGCATCCGGAACGAGGCGCAAACCGAACTCAACCAGAATGTGCCGACCGGCGCGTTGCCGTCCCAGTTGCAGAAGAGCAAAGAGGAATCGGTCACTTGGTGGAGCAAGGCGCAGAACTACCTTGAGGGTCACCTTGCATGGTATCAGCACCTCCGGAAAATCTTTGGAGAAGGCAAACTCGCGAACCAATACGAGACACGGGTCCGGCGGGCGACCAACGCTTTCGAGGACGCACAGATTCAAGCGAAGAACAACTTCCGTTTGGTGATGATCCAGCGCATGGGCATCGGGGACAAAATCAATCTGAAGACAATGGCGGCACTCAACGACGCCTTGCAGAAGCTCAACGAGACACGCCAAAGCAAGGCAGTCATCTACGAGGGCAAACAGGTCAAAGTCGAGCGCATCCCCATGCAGACTGCCATCGCGGCAATCTTTGAAAACAAAGGGAACGCGCTGGGATTCGACAGGGAGGAGTTGTTTCGCTTGAACGCGGAGTTGTCCGCAATCCCTGCCGGAAACATTGCCCGCCGGAAATTTATCGAGTTGGAGCGCGTCGTTTCCAATGGCGTCCCGCGGGAGCAACGCCTTTCCGAATTGGAAGCGATTCAAGACATCCTCATGTGGTCACAGGACGATGTGCGTGTGAAGATGGAGCGGCAGGGCTACACGCAAGACTACATCGACTCGCTGTCGCAAGACTTCCTGTCGAACAACGGGCAGATCATGCTCGACTACCTGCGCTCGCAATACTCGCAAGGCTACGACCGCGTGAACGCTGTCTACCGGAGAATCTACGGAATGGATATGCCGCGGGTCCGGAACTACGCGCCGACTGCCTACGACACCGCGCAGACCGACACGGTCATGGGTCCGGACGAAATGTCACCGTCGCTGACCGGCATGAACGCTGGCTTCGTCAAACAGCGCGTGTCTCACAACGCGCCGATCCTGCGAATGAATGCTCTGTCGGTTTTCCAATCGCACATGGTGACCCAGAACTACTGGATCAACTTTGCCGAACTGGTGCGCGAACTTCGCGGCACGATTGCTTCAACAGATGTGGTTCGCGCAATCAAGGCGCGGGTTGGCGAAGCCGACGCGGAGCGCATGAAGAAATGGATTCTGGCATTCGACCGCAACGGACTCGACTCCGGAAAAATGCTGGAAGTTGTCAGCGATATGCTCAACCGGCAGATGGGTCTTCAAGCGGTAATGTTCATGGGCTACGCGCTGTCCACGCTGTTCAAACAAGGGTCTGCGGGCATGGCAATCTCGCTCGACATCGGCGTCGATGAATACCTTCGCGGACTGACCAAGTTTTTCCGCGGGCAGTTGTCGGCAAGCCTGCCGGAAATCTGGAACTCCCCGACCATTCAACGCCGCATCGAGGCGGGCTATTCTCCGGAGGCGCGGGCAGTCAACCAGAGCGCGGGAATGTCGCCCAGTAAACTGCTCGCGCTGGCAGAGCGCGGAATGCTCAACATCGCGCAACTGGACGCTTTCCTCACGACCTTCGGAGCGGCAATCGCATTCGACCACCACTACAACGCCGCGCTCGCGCAGGGCTTGAGCAAGGAGGCGGCAAAGAGCATTGCGCTTGACCGCATGGACGCCAGCGTCCGGCGCACCGCGCAACCGGCATCGCTGACGGATCGCAGTCTGTTGGAGGCAAACCGGAGTCCGTTTGTTCGCCTGCTGTATTTGTTCGCGTCGGAGCCGCGGCAGAAGTTTGCCATCAATTACATGATCGCCCGCGAAATCGCTGCCGGTCGTGATGTGAAGCGCAACCTCAAAAAATTCGCCGCGGGATGGGTGGCAATGGGTGTCATCACCGAAGCACTCACCGACATTTTCCAATCCATTTTCCGCGACGATGACGAGCAGGAAATCGTGCGCTGGGAAGACTACGCACGGGCGGCAGTCATGGGACACCTCAACGGTCTTTTCCTCGCCGGTCCCGCGCTGGCAATGGCAGGCAACGCGGTCTTCGGATCGCCGGTCTTCAACTCCAGCGAGAATCCGCTGGTCCGGATTCCGACGCTGGTCATGCGAAAAGATTTCAAACCGTGGAACTGGGAAGACGCAAGCGATGTCGTGAAGGGAATTCAATCCTACGCGCAACTCACCGCGACCGTCACCGGCAGCATGGCGGTGGCATCTGTTGCAGCAATGTTGAACATCGCAAAAGATGCTGCGGGGCTATGGGATAAAATGACGAAGGATGAAGAATAATTTTCTTGCCATGAACCCCGCGAATAGCATTTTTGACTAAACCACAATGGCACTCCAGAGCGAAACATCCCGCATCCAATACAACGGAAACAACAGCACGACCGCGTCGTATGCTGTGCCGTTTTACTTTTTCGAGAACTCGCACATCAAAGCGGTGGTGACCAATTCGTCCGGCGTGGATACCACGCTGTCGCTGGGAAGCGGATTCTCGCTGACCGGCGCGGGTAATGTAACCGGCGGCACACTCACGACCACAACCGCGGTCCCGTCCAGCAGCAAACTCACAATCTACCGTGAGGTTCCGGTCACACAGACAACAAGCTACGCGGAAGGTGGCGATTTTCCTGCGGCGAGCCATGAGAGGGCGTTGGACAAGTTGACCATGCTGGTTCAACAAACAAAACGCATTGCGGATCGCTCACTCAAAGTTTCGGAATCTCAAACTTCGCCCAACGATTTGCCAAACGCTGCCAACGGATATCGAAAACTTGTCAGCAACAATGGAGCAATATCTTGGGACACCGACGCCAACATCCCTTCGCCACCAAACACCGGATTGTCCGTTGCGTTGTCCAACAATGGGTCCATTGCTTGGCAAGACCATCGTCCCTTGCCGCAATATCCAATCGGCGCGGGACCGTTTGCGTTGCTTACCGCTGGTGCGGGACAACCGGCAAGCTGGGGAACAATGCCAACAGTTGCGGTAGGTCCGATTACTGCCACCGGATCAGATACTCCGCGGTTAATCAGCGACCGCGAAGCGGATCAAATCAATGTGCTGGATTTTGGAGCCGACCCAACCGGCGTGACCAATAGTCACACGCAAATTCAAAATGCTATCAATGCCGCGTCCAATGGTGACCAGATATTGTTCCCCAAAGGAATTTACCGGATTGGTGCAAGGATCAACATTCCGTTTTCAAAAACTGGCTTGAAATTGCACGGCAATGCGACTCTCAAAGCCGCGGACGGGTATTTCCCACAGTTTTTCCGAATAGCAGGCGAAAAAACGACAATTGATGGGTTGCGTTTCGACGGTTCTTTTGTGGCGGGAACCACGCCATCAAGGACAAGTTATTCGGTTGCAGTTAATAATTCTGCAAATTTTGCTGACAAGTTTCATGCTATTGAAATCAACGGTATCGATATCACCGTAAAACATTGCGAACTCTTCAATATTCAAGGACGGGGAATTACGGCACAGTTGGGGGTTGGAGCCGGTGTAGCAACATATGCTAACGATTCTTTTTACGGGTCCGGAAGCAATAGATCGGTTGCTGGGACAAGGATTGAAAACAATAAACTGTCGAATGTTTACATGGGAATTGTTATTCAATCGACTCTTGATCCAACATATATCGCATCAATTGTTCCACCTTCTGATTTCATTATTAGTGGCAACACCGTCAAAAATAATTCGTGGGAAGTAAAAGGCAGCTATGCCAGATGCATAGGAACTGCTCGGTTTGCTTTTTCCGGAACACCGGCAGCAGAAATTCAAAACATTACCGTCGCCAACAATATTTGTATCACCGGAGGAACGACAGGTATTGAATTATATGCAGAATCAAGAAATGCCATCGTAGCAAACAATTTCATAAGTGGCGGGGATATAGCAATTAGCATGGGTGGTGCAGACGATTTTTCAGTCACGGGCAATGTGGCTATCGGGGCAAGGGATTATTGCATCGAAATGGCAAACTCCAGCAACGGAACTATTACTGGCAATTACATGACCAATCGCAAGATTGATAACACATTGCCGTTAAATACTGAAGCAGATTGGGCAGGTTCCGTTTATGGAAATAGCTTGTCTGGAATCAGCATGAGTAACGCAGAAACCCTGCGGAATATTACAATATCTGGCAATGTTGCAAAAGAGGTAATAAGCGCAATATTTTGCAACACGACTTTGGACAATTGCAACATTACCGGCAATGTGTTCGAAAGTCGATTAAACAACAGCGCGAGCAATGTTATACAAATACAAGGAAGTTGTAATCGCAATGTAAATATTACAAACAATATTATTCGCGCTGATTCATCGAATGTATTGATCGGTATTCGCTTTGGTAGTAATAACATAGTGAATGTGCCGTGGGTAGCATCAACTACTTTCACGGAAGGTCAATATGCACATTACACCGGAGGACCGGTATCATTAAACGGTTTGTATTATTGCAAACAAACCCACACCTCTGCTGCAAATTTTTCAACGGATTGGAACAATGGTAGCGGTAAATGGAATTTAGTATCAAAAGGATGGGCATCTGGAGTTGTTTTTACAGAGTTCGATACGGTGGTCGATAGCAATGGAATAAGCTACAAAGTAATCGCGCCGCATACAGCAACCACGCTTGCTGCGGACATTGCTTCCAACAAATTAGCATTAGCGGTAACGCGAGATGGCGTTATTAGTCACAACACGCTTATCGGTCCTTTTACGCGCCAAGAACCAATTTTGCTTGAAAACGCGCAGGGCGTCATTGTGACGGACAATTCGCCATTAGGATCGGGAGATCGAACAACGGAAATCACAACAAATCAATACTTGCTCTCCAAGTCCGGAGGAATGCCGCAATGGATTGTAGACAACAATGTCGGCACAGCGCAAATCAGCGGAGGGCAAAGTTCTGTCGTAGTAAGTCATGGGCTTGAAGTTGCGCCGGATATAAATGTGACTCCATTAAATGCAATGGGGGACGCTAACAAATGGTGGGTAGATTCAATTGATGGGGCAAATTTTGCTATTCGCGTTTCGCCAACGCTTGCGGCAGGACAAACCGCTCAATTCAGATGGGAAGCAAAAAGGCATGGGTTTACAGGTGTGCAAGCGTGGATGCGTGTTCCTGCAAACTCTGCAACAGGATGGTCACGATTGATCGTGCCAAAACTAAATCATTCTTTGGCTCAAGCCGAAGGTTATTTTGCAAGTAATGGTTTTACTTTTGAATGCCGCTTAATTGCGCGGGCGGAAAGCGGGTTTGTTACTACTGTGTATTTTGGAGGAACAGGAAACGAAGAAGGACAAGCATTAACAGCAAGAGGATTGAGAGTATCTTTGTCGGGCAACAACACAAATTACGATGTTGCTGCTGCCATTCACAATGGGTCTTCGGAAACAATTGGGACCGGCATCTCGTCACCAGAATTGCGCTCCATTAGTATCAGTTGGCAACCAATCACAGTTTTCGGGGGAACTGTTATACCGAATACGGGTTCACGATTAATCGTTACTGGCGAATTTCCAAAAGGGAATCGCAAAGTGTTAGCGGTGTCGGAATTGAACGGACCCATGAATGGGCTTGATTTTGCATCCAATAATTTAGTCGTAGTGGTCAGAAAAAATCTCACATCACCAACTTATTCTGTGCCATTTGAAATTGGCGGAATGAAATTTATAAGAACCAACTAACCATATGAAAGTTCAAGATTACGATCCCGTAGTAGATACAGCAGTAGGCGTTGCCGAAGACCCTTCCGGCAACCTAAAAATGCTGCAAGTAGATGCAAATGGAAAACTCAAGGTAGATTCCAATGTCGATTTGTCCCAAGCGACCGTCAACATCAGCGGTGACCTTGTTGCGGATGTAAACACCATCGAAGAAACGCTGGGCGCAAAAACCGACGCGGCGGCGACACAAGACACCGGCACGATGTCAATGGTGTCGCTGTTCAAGCGCGGGCTTGCTCACCTTACATCGATCCTTGGGCGAATTCCTTCCAACCTTACCGTTTCGTCAAACCGGTTGCAGGTAGACACCGGCACGGTTCCTGTGACTGACAACGGTGGATCGCTGACGGTGGATGGAACCGTGACAGCAAATGTCACCTTTCCGGCTACCCAGCCGGTCAGCGCAACCGCGTTGCCACTTCCTACCGGCGCGGCAACCGAAACCACGCTGTCTACTCTGAACACAAAGATTCCGACGCTAACCGCGGCATCAAGCCGGTTGTTGGTTGACGGGTCTGGGGTCACGCAACCTGTGTCCGGAACGGTGACTGCAACCGGTCCTTTGACAGACACGCAACTTCGGGCAACAGCGGTTGCCGTTTCTGGAACGGTCACCGCGACCGGACCTCTTACGGACACCCAGCTACGCGCTTCCGCGGTTCCAGTAAGTGGTCCGCTAACTGACACGCAACTGCGAGCCACCGCGGTCCCTGTGAGTGGTCCGCTGACCGATTCGCAACTCCGCGCTTCTGCCGTTCCGGTTTTGTTGTCCAGCGCAGCAATCACCGAAACAACTGGAACTGCCGCATCGACCAGCACAGAGGTGCTGGCGTCGAATTCCACGCGAAATTATTTGCTGATCCAAAACCTCTCGACTGCACCGTTCCACATTTCGTTTGGCGGAACAGCGTCCACCTCGACCCTGCGAATCGATGGTGGCGGAACGCTTATTTTTGAAGGACGGTTCGTTCCGACATCGTCGGTGCGAATGATCCGGACTGAAGCAAGCCAAAGCTACTACATTGCTCACGCCTAATTATGCCTCTCATCCTTCCATCCGACCGGTCGAACTACAAAACGATTGCGATGCCGTTCGACTACAATGATTACATTTTTAGTTCGACATCATTCGTTACAATTGGACGCGCCATTGTAGGAGTTCCAACTTGCGTGATGCTTGACCTCGATGACAATCAAGCTGCGCCATCTTTTAATGTGGGAATTCGTATCGTTTGCGTTTCGCAATACGGAGGTTCAAATGTGGAATACGCGCTTGACGCATACAGAGACGGGAATGCGCCAACGCGCTTGACTCCAGCAAGTTTTCGGCAGCGAACAACGAACGGTCCTAATTCCGGAGATACAGAAACACTCACCAGCGCGTGGGTCACTTACAACGCAACCGGCGAAAGCACCACATTTCAATTGTTGGCGCGAAGAACGACTGCCGGTAGCGCCATGCTTCTTCAACCATACATTCAAATCCGGAGGCAATAATGGAACTCGACAACGAACTTATGGGTGCGTGGGCTTGGTTCAGCACCAACATGGACAAATGGACCGACGATACACCGTTGACCGCGGGATTGATGACCGCAATCCAAGGCGTCGAGGGACCGTCCGGACCGCACAGGGAACCGCATTGGCAATGGGTCCGCGACAATCGCGAAGACTTGCTCGCGCTTCATGCATTTTTGACTAAACCTTCCCAGCCATGACATCGCAAACCGCAATGGAAGCTATCAGTTTCGCCGCGCACCAATCGGACCGTTGGTTGTTTGTCGCCTTGCTGGTCATTGGCATGGCGGCGGTTTGGTTTTTGTTCCGGTATTTCACCGGCAGGATCGACCGGCTACAGGCGCGGATGGACGAGCAGACGGAGGATTTTGTCGCGCACCTCAAGAAAGCGAACGCGGAGATGCTGGAGGTGATCGCGTCCGCCAAGGCAGTCATCGAGCGCGTCGAGCGGCATTTTCAAAAATGAAACCCAAATGGATTTCATTGCTGATTGTTTTGGGAATGGCGGCGGGTGCTGTCCTGCTGCTTTCCGGATGCGCCAGCGGTGCGTTTAACCGCCCGCGGATCAGCATCGAAACCGATTGGGGACGGTTTTCATACGAACTCCCCGAACTACAAGGACTGAAAAAATGAAAATGAACTGGAAAACAACACTACTGGGTGTCGCAACTATTCTCACCGCTGTGGGGACCGCGGCAAAAACCTACCTCGCCACCGGCAACATTCCCGACCTTGGAGCGTTGATTGCCGCTGTGACCGCGGGAATCGGCTTAATCGCTGCACAGGATGCCCGCAAAAAAATTTGACGAACGGAGCGAGCGGAACATCGCGACCCTGCATCCCAAAATGCAGGAACTTGCCCGCGCCTTTTTGAGCGGTGCGATTCCGATTTGCAAAGCGTTTGGCTTCGATGTCCGGATCATTTGCGGGACGCGCACCTACGCGGAGCAGGACGCTTTGTATGCAAAAGGCAGAACGACCGCGGGTCCAAAAGTGACAAACGCCCGCGCCGGATTTTCGCGCCACAATTTTGGCGTGGCATTCGATATCGGAATTTTCAAGGGACCGAAATACTACGGGGACCACAGTCTTTACAGCGAATGCGGTCTGGTAGGCGAATCGCTGGGTCTGGAGTGGGGAGGGCGTTGGAAGAAACTGGTGGATCGCCCGCATTTCGAGGCGAAGTTGGGTCTGACACTCGCCCAGATGCGCCAGCGCGTGGCAACCGGCAAAGACCTTTTCGCGTGAGATTCGCGGCGATCCTGTGCTTGTTGCTTGCTGGGTGCGCCAGCGAACCTCCGGTCCGGACGCCGGAGTGGGTGGGACGCTACAAAAACGCCTGCCTGCCGGAAGCGGCAGCGATGGCGCAGGGATTGCGGCAATCTGGAATCCAAGCCCGCGTCGTGAGAATCGGGACGCCGCGCTGGGGTCACGCCATCTGCGCCTATCTTTACCCGACCGGCGCAAACCAACTTTGGGGCTGGGACGCCTACTGGAAATCCAACCGGCTTCGCGCATGGGCAAACGATCCGGACATGATTGCCCGCGAGTGGCTCCGGATCACATCTTCGCCGGACCGGCTTATTTCGGCACAGTTCCTCGACTGATTGCCTTGTCGATTGCCGCCGCCATTGTGGCGAGTGAAGCGTGGGTGTAGTGCGCGTTGACCTTGGCGTCATCGTGATCGCATATCAGTTGCCGGACACGCTGGTCCGCGCCGGTATCGACCAGCAGGGAATTTATGGTGTGCCGGAAGGAGTGGAATGTTTTGTCGGTGATCCCGCGACCCTGCGCGGTCTTCTCGCTTTTCTTGCGTTTGAGTTTTGAGCGTCCAAGCACCTTGCCAAATTCCTTCGACGGGTTTGGCAGCGAGGCGAGGTGCGGCGTGATGTATCCTTTGCCGGTTAACCTGTGGGTTAACTTTTCCAGTTCCCCGACCAGCGGGACGCTGACGGTTTTTCCCCGCCATGATTTTTTTTCTGGGACGAATTGCAGGCACGGGATGCCGTCCACGGTGTCGATTTCCTCGATCCGCCTCCGGACCGCATCACCGATCCGCATTCCGTAGCACAAACCGAACAGGCAAGCGGTGCGCCATTCCGGATGCTCCGTTTTGAGGTGGGAAAAAATCGTATCGAGGTCCGCCTTGGAAAACGGTTGTCGCTGGACCGCGGATTTGCCGCCGCGCATCCGGAGCAGTTCCGCGGGATTGCTCTCGATCCGGCGCAACAGGACTGCCCGCCGGAAGACCGAACGGATGGTTTTGGTGATGTGCTGGGCGGTGGTTGCCGACAATCCGGAGGCGAGCAGGGACTGGTAAAACCTCGACACATCGTCCGGCGTGACCCCGCGCAAATCGTGACCGGCGCGGACCCCAAGGAATGCCGTGAAATGGGCGATGTCCGATTCGTATCGTTCAATGGACCGTGGCTTGGCGTCCTTGGCGCGTAGCCACCCCGCGGCGGCGTTTTTCCAGTTGGTCCGCTCCACCGGAGCCTCGACCCCCGACGCCCGCATCAGCGCGGCTACACGCGCCTCAAACCATGCCTTGTCCGGTTTCATGTCGCGCAACTCGCAAGCGGTGCGCTCCATTTCGTCAGCGACACGCTGTGCGGTCCGGCGGGCAGACTTGACCTTGACCTTGGTGGACCGGAAGGTTCGCCGGTAGAAACCGCCCTGTGGGTGGTCTTCGACGGTCACCCAGACTTTCATGCGAGCGACCCAGTAAGGGGAGTTGGGGAGAGTGGTGAGGGATGCCATAGTTATCGCCGCGAGTTATACATCAGAATATGGAAAATGGTGCAGCAAAAACTGCGTTTTACTCTGTTGACAGAGTCACAGATGAAAGCGTCGGTTCGATTCCGACCCTCGCCTCCCTCCCAGCATTCATGCGGGTTGGCGGGCTTTTTGGTGTGGAAATCGGTCGAGTTATCCACGCCAGTTATCCACGATTCAACCATTGCTGCACCTGCTGCCGTTGGGTATTTTTGACTATGCCTTTCGCCAACCGCGACGAACAACTCGACGCCATGCGGGAAAGATACCTGCAACGCTACGAGACAGAGCGCGGGTTTGCCGCCAGCGAGTCACTCCGGAAACGGGCTTGGTATGAGGCGAACGCGGAGCGCATCAAGGCGAAGAATCTCGCCGCGTATCACGCCAAAAAAAAATCACAGAAAAAACGCCGGTAGCCCGCGGAGCCGCATAAACACTCGCTCCGCGGACCAAAAAAATCTTGTGTCATACCGCTTGACAGGTGTCACACTATGGCATACATTGGCATCAGATCAGAGGCACAACGCCAATGACGCAAACCAAAATCCAAACAGCAAAAATGAAACTCACCGAAACCATCAACACCTACAAATTCACCGCACTCCAAACGCCCAGTTGGAGAACCAACCTCACATTGACTCTCATCGCTCGCGGCTTCGCAGCATGGGAAGAATCTGATGCGCTCTACACCGACGCCACTATCGAGGAAATCGACTGGGTCACCGGAGTAAAAAATTACTTTCTCGCCGCCTAACCCACCAACCGGCGCGGGTTCGACCCCCGCGCCACCAACCCAACCATCACGCATGAACACTACAACCAACGCCAAATCCAACTTGTCTCGCATTCGTTTTCAGCATCCGCTTCCGGATGGTGGAACGCTTACTTTTACCGCTCCGATTGTTGGCTCAACATTAGCCAATCGCGGGTTTTTGGTCCGCATTCCTTCCAAGGTGCGCGGAATTCCTTTTCCTCCATTTGCGGGGAAAAAGTTTGTTGCAATCAATCCCGCGGCAATCAATCCCGCTTCGATTAAAAATTGATTGACAGGTGTCACATGAAATCGCCAAATAGCATCCTTTCTCATATGCCGAACCAACGCGCCCCGCACATCAAACGGACCACCATCACGGTGGACGATGGGATGTATGCGTGGGCAATGAAGCAAGCCCGCAAGACCGGCATCAATGACTTCTCGACCTTCGTCAGAGTTTTGATCCAAGCAGAGCGGGCAGCAGTCGAAACCGAAGCGAAGCCTCAACCCAAGCCGAAGTAAGATGCGAACCACGATCACTATGCCCAGCGACCTATTAAAATTTTTAGATCGCCAGCGAGAGCAAACCTGCCACACCCGATCCGCCTACATCGCGATGCTCATCAAGCGTCAGCGCGAAGGTGTCACACGGGATCACAACTCAAAACGCCAAACCACAACCAAAGCAGGAAAATGAAAGACCTCCTGCGCCTTGCCAAAGCAGCACCCCCCGCGGGACGCAAATACCGCAACACCGACCGGTGGATGCCCACCGTCTCGATCCTTCGCCGGAAGGGCTATTCCTACGCGGCGATCCATGAATGGCTCAAATCGCAGGGCGAGGATGTCCACCCGAAAGTATCCACCTTCACCGCGACAGTTTCCCGCCGATACATTCGCTGGGCTAAAGCGGTGTCACACTAACTCACACAGCACAACAATGAACAGCACCATCAAAACCCAAATCCAAGAATACACCCGCCAACGGCAGGGCATGAACCTCTGCTACAAATTCGCCTGCGTCTTCAATTTTAGCGACATCGTGGAGACGCAGCTGGCAGTCAAAAGCCGCATCCAATGGTTGTGGGAACGACGCAACACCGAAAACATGGAGGTGCATTGCCGGACCTCGATCCGCGAGGCAGTCAGCGTTCTCCGGAAGCTCAACCATGCAGTCAAAGCGGAGGCAATCGTATGATTTCCTCACTCACCTTCCTTCTCACCGGTCTGGGCTGGGCAATCCTGTCCTACATCACTTTCCGGATCGGGTGGCACTACGGGCGCAAAGCGGGTCGTGAAGACCTGCGCTGGCATCGCTGGTTTTACCGCAACGAACTCAACCGCCGGACACGAATTTAGGGACACGCCAACAAACGAAAAGCCCGCTACGAAGTGTCCCTCGCAGCGGGCAAACAACAAACAGCAAAACATGGCTACAAAACAAAACTCCGCGAGTCAACAACTCGCTGTGAACATTCCGGTCACCCAGACCGGCGTCCAACTCCAATCCTTCGATGACATGGCGCGATTCTGCCGCGCTGTGGTCAACAGCGGATTGGCTCCGAAAACATTCAACACACCCGAAGCGGTGATGGTGGCGATCCAGCATGGCATGGAACTGGGGCTTGCACCTATGCAGGCACTCCAGAGCATCGCTGTGGTCAACGGGCGTCCCACCATATGGGGAGACGCGGCACTCGCGCTTTGCACCGCGCACCCGTCGTTCCTCGACATAGAGGAAACCATCGAAGGCAACACGGCAACTTGCGTCATAAAACGCCGCGACCGTTCCGCGGTCCTGCGGACCTTTGGCGAGGCGGACGCCAAACGCGCCGGACTCTGGGGCAAAGCCGGACCTTGGCAGCAGTATCCCCAGCGGATGCTCCAAATGCGGGCGCGTAGCTGGGCAGTCCGCGATGCGTTTCCCGACGCGCTCAAAGGCATCGGCATCCGCGAAGAGGTGCAGGACTACTCGACACCAAAGCAGGTCAGCGGGCGCGTTGTCGCGACCGACCTTGTGCTTCCGGAGGAACCCGCGCCGGTCGAACTTGCGCCGGTCGAACCCGTCACCGCAACCGTTGCCACCCAGCAGGAGGAACTACTGTGAACGACGGAATCCTTTCCATGCCGGAATTCCAATACCGGTCTTCCGAAGCTATCGCCAAATCGGACCTCGATTGGATTTGCCCGCCGCGCACACCGGCACACTACCGTGCGAAAAAGCTGGGTCTGGTCGAGACGGAGCAAACGCCCGCCATGCGGCTGGGGAGCATGGTTCACCGTGCGATCCTTGAGCCGGACACCATAAAAGATGCGTGGGTGGTCAAGCCCGCGGGCATGAACTTTGCCACCAAAGAAGGCAAGGAGTGGAAGGCATCGCAGACTTTGCCCATCATCAGCGAGGACGAGGATGTCGCCCTGCGCGGGATGATGGACAGCGTCTGGTCGAACCCGAACGCGAAGCGGATCATTTCCGGCAGCGATGTCGAGCGCAGCGCGTTTGCGACAGACAGCGACGGCATACTCCGGAAGGCGCGGATCGATATCCTGCCGAAGACCGGCAACATCGTTGCGGACCTCAAGACCACCGCGTCCGCGGACCCGCAAGAGATGGAAAAATCCATCGCCAAATACCGCTACAATGTGCAGGCGGCATACTACCTCGACATCCTCAAATTGCTGGGCATCGAGCGGACCCAGTTCCTCATCATCGCGGTCGAGAAGGAACCACCGTTCGCCAGCGCGGTTTACGCTCTGGACCCCGACGCCATCGAGTGGGGACGCAAACAATACCGGCGCGACCTCGCGCTGGTGCGCCATTGCGAAGCGGAAAACCATTTCCCCGCGTGGGGCAATGACATTGTCCACATCGGTCTTCCGGCATGGATGACCAAACAATTGGAGGGCGTATTGTGACCCAGACCGGCGAACAATTACGGGAGAAGGGGGTGGCGCGGGCAGACCGCGCCACCGACCCCGAATGGCGCGATGCCGCGGATGTGATGATCGGCGTCCTTGCCCGCGGTGGGCATGAGTTCACCGCGGAAGATGTCCGGCAATGGGTGGGCGACCCGCCGAACCCGAATGCGTGGGGAGGACGATTCCTCATGGCGATGAAGAAGGGCATCATTCGACGGATTGGCTATCGACCGGCGAAGCGCAAAGAGGCACACGCCCGCGTCCTCGCGGTCTACACGGGAAGCGAGGTGACCGCGTGAAGGTTGGAACCTACATCCGGACCAAGCACCCGCGCCCGCAATCGACGCGGCACGGTGTGGTTGTCAAAGCAGCAGGGAAGTGGGTCTGGGTCCGCCTGCACGGGCAGGTCAAGGAACGCCAAATGACCCTTGATGAAGTGGAGGAGGTGAGCAGCAAATGAGTGACACCATCGAAACCGACAAGGTGATCCGGCGCGACCTTCACCCGTTTCTGGAATTCGTTCCCGCGGATTTCTGCCGCGACATGGAACGCCAGCGCGACGAAGCGATCAATCAACTGGTCGAATCGAGCAAAGCGCGGAAAGGAGGCAAGCGTGATTCGTCTCACGATTAACGGCAACCCGTCCACCGCGACGGCACAGCAAAAGGGCGTGTTCGTCCACAACGGCAAGCCGGTTTTTTTCACCAAGAAAAAAGTGGCAGACACGCACCGCTTGCTGGTGGCGCAACTGATGCAGGCGCGACCGGCGAAGCCAATGGGTGGAAACATTTCCATGATGCTCATCTGGACATTCGCGCACCCGAAGGCGTCGAAGCAGAAGAACGAACTGGTCTTTCACAACAAACGACCGGACCTCGACAATCTCATCAAGGGCGTTCTTGACGCCCTGCGACCGGCGGGATGGATCGAAGAGGATTCGCGCATCTGCTCGCTCCACGCGCTCAAACAATACGGTCCGATCCCGTCGCTTTTTCTGGAGGCGAAACCCGCGGAGGCAATGTTGACCTATGCCCAATAGAATAGTTCGCGAAGGCATCTTGACCTCCCCGCGGATCAACGACCTTTCCGCGGGCGCGGAACTGTTCTACCGGCGACTCCTGTCGGTCGTGGACGATTACGGACGATTCCACGGGATGCCGGTGCTTTTGCGGGCGTCCTGCTACCCGCTCCGGATCGACAAAGTGTCGGACAAGGACATCCGCGCCTACCTAAACGAGTGCCACAAGGCGGGTGTGTTGTTGGCTTATGAGGTTGACGGCAAGCCTTATGTGCAGGTCGAACACTTCGGTCAGCAGATACGCGCCAAGCAGTCAAAATACCCGCACCCGCCAGCAGATGCTACGCAGATGCATAGCAGATGCGAGCAAATGCACACTATATCCGAAGACGAAGACGAAGACGAAGACGGAGTCGTAGACGGAGACGATAAAGCCGACGCTGTGCAACTGCCCAGCAACCTCGACACCCCAGAATTCCGGCAGGCATGGGAGGACTACCGCACCTACCGGCGCAAGGCGAAGAAGGGAAAACTCCAACCGCAATCGGAAAAAGCACTCCTGCAACGCATGGCGTTGTGGGGAGTAGACCAAGCAATCGACGCAATCCACGCCTCCATCAGCAACGGATGGACCGGCGTCTTCCAACCCAAACAAAATGAAAACAATCGCAGAAACACTTCCAACCGTGCTGGGCAGTTTGACGGTGACCGGCTCGCATCTGTCAGTCACATCTGACGAGGACTACAACGACCGTCTCAACGAGTGGGAAACAGAGCAAAAACGCAAGCGTGTCGATTCCGCGCTCGAAAACGCCTCTCTCCCGCGTCGGCATATGCGTCCGCTGACCTACAGCGGGGACCGGTGGAAAGCGATTTTTAGGCGGGTTTCTGCGCGATTGCAGACCGGTTCCATCATCGCTCTAATCGGACCACGCGGGACCGGCAAAACCCAGATGGCAATCGCCGCGATCCGCGAAGCCGCGGAACGGGAACTGTCCTTCCGGTATTGCACCGCGATGGACATCTTCCTCGACATAAAAGATTCCTACCGCAAAGGCGGCAGCGAGCGGGACGCGATTAAAGCCTACACCAAGCCCACATTGCTGGTCGTTGACGAGATGCAGGAGAGGGGAGAAACACCGTGGGAGGACCGTCTTCTCACCCACATCCTCGACAAACGCTACGCGAACATGAAGGACACCATTCTGGTCAGCAACCAGACCCAGCAAGTGTTCCTGCAAAGCGTCGGACCTTCCGTCGCGAGTCGGATCAGCGAGGCGGGAGGCGTTGCGGTTTGCGATTGGGAATCGTTCCGCGACAAGGAGGGCGGCAAATGAACACGCTGGAAGCATACATCGAAAACTTCCTCCACGATGACGAAACCGCGGTGATGAACATCCTGCAAGAGCATGGCGTCATCAGCGACAACTGCGTTCGCGCCAGCGAGGTTGGCGATTCCGGAATTGCCGTCGCATGGATCGAGCGCAACCCGCAACATTTCCGGCAAGGTTTAGTCAAAAAGCAAAAAACAAAAAAATGAGCAAACAATACGACAACACCAACACAGGACGCCTGTGGAAAAACAAACAACAGCGCGAAGGCAAAAACGATCCCGATTACAAGGGCGACATCAACATCGGTGGCGCGGACTACTGGCTATCCGGCTGGGTCAACGAGTTCAAAGACGGGACCAAATTCATCCGCATCAAGACCCGCCCGAAAACCGATTCCGGCAGCGCACCTTCAACCGATCCGCTTGACTGATAATTCAATGGCAGGTTTAGTCAAAAACATGGCAAAAGCCCGCGGAGACAAAACCAGCGAAGCCGAATTGGAACAGCGCATTTCCGCTGTTGCTGACCTGCTGATCGACGGATTGCGCTACAGTAAGGTCGTGCAGTTTTGTGAGGGAGAATTCGGTGTATCCAAATGCACCGCGGAACGCTACATCGCCGCGGCAAACGAGCGGATCAAGGCGGCATTCTCAAAGGACATCGAAACCGAAACCGCCAAGGCGAAACAACGGTTTGAAACGCTGTTCATGCTGGCGACCAATGCCGGTGAATATTCCGCTGCCACCGCGGCACAGAAGGAACTGGTCAAACTCATGGGGCTTGCCGCTCCGGAAAAAGTCGAGCATTCCGCGGATGACAGCATCACCGCGCTGTTCGCCTCGATCCGGCGCGGCGACAAGAAACCGGCATGATTATAATGCCTTCAAATAACTCCGGAATCCAGATTGGATATCTTGCCGGAAAGTTCCAAGGAAGGATAGGTTGGTTGTTGTCGCCGGACGGGTGGAGACAACCGCCCAGTTGGATGCCATATGCTTTGGACAACGGGGCGTATGGGGCATGGGTCAACGACCGGCAATGGGACGCCAATTTATTTATTCAACTGGTCGAGCGTTCTAAAACCGCGCACAAACCGCGTTGGGTGGTAGTTCCAGATGTGGTTACAGACCGCGAAGCGACGATCATTCGTTGGCATGAATGGATGCCTCAACTACGGAGCCGACTTCACGGAGTTGGCTTTGCTTTTGCCGTGCAGGACGGGATGACTCCCAACGATGTTCCCAACGAAGCGGATGTCGTGTTTGTTGGCGGAACGACCAAGTGGAAATGGCGTCATTTACACACATGGGCAAATAATTTTCCGCGTGTTCATGTTGGGCGGGTTAACTCTGAACGATTGCTGTGGATGTGCCATGAAGCAGGAGTTGAATCCTGCGATGGCACGGGTTGGATGCGCGGCGGGGAAGACAGGCTTGAAGAACTACATCGTTACTTGGAGCAATCGACCGGCGGGGATCACCGACCGCAATTGCAAATGGCTTTATGAACAAACAAGACAGACTGAAAGCAAAGTTCCGCCTATGGAAAGACTTCTCTTTCGAGGCGGCACATCAATTGACGAAAGTGCCGGTTGGTCATCAATGCGGAAGGCTGCATGGACATAGTTACAAACTGCGAGTCCATTGCGAAGGCACATTGGACCCTGCGCGGGATTGGGTGGTTGATTATGCAGACATCGCTTCCGCGGTGCGACCTCTGATCAATCAATTAGATCATTCTTTTTTGAACCACCATTTTGAATTTGAAACAACCGCCGAAAATCTTTGCTACTGGTGCGCCCATAAATTGAAGGATTCGTTGCCACAGATTGTCGCTGTGGAGTTGTTTGAAACGCCAACTACTTCTGTTGTTTACGATTTTCGATGAACCCCGACCTGTTTGCCGACCCGCTCTGGAGGCTCGCCAATCTCTACCACATCAAGCGGGCGGATGACGGCAGGGTCATTGCGTTTGAACCTCGACCGGAGCAGCAGCAGGTCTACGACCTCATCCTGCGCCAAGGTTGCAAGCGGTTGATCATCCTCAAAGCGCGGAGGCTGGGGATGTCCACGGCAATCGATGTCCTGTTGGCGGACCAAGTGCTGTTCAATGCCGGTGTGCAGGCATCGCTGGTGGACTGCACGATGGCGGACGCGGAGCGTAAGTTGTCCACCATTGTCCGGACTGCATTTGACAGTCTGCCGCCCATGCTGCGCGACCGTTACCAGTTGCTGCGCGACAGCGGGTCCACGCTGGAACTGTCGATGGGCGAGGATGCGCCTTCTTCGTTCTTCGCCGGTCTACGCGCCCGCGGTGGAACCAACAACTGGTTGCACCTCTCCGAATGGGGCGTGATCCAAGCCGACGATCCGAAACGATCAGAGGAAATTCTGACCGGCGCGATCCCGTCCGCGGAACATGGCGTGATCATTGTCGAAACGACATGGAAGGGCGGGCGCGGCGGACACCTGTGGGAACTGGTCAAGACCGCGCTGGAAACGCCGGACAGCGCGAAGACCGCGAAGGATTGGCGTGTGCTGTTCTTTCCTTGGTGGCGCGATCCCACTTACACGCTCGATGGCGATCCGGAAACGATCCGGAAGGACACCGCCCAGTATCTCGACGCCTTGGAAAAAGAAATCGGGCAGAAACTCACCGCGGGTCAGCGCGTTTGGTATGACCGGCAGGAACGCAACCTTGGGATGTTTGTTTTCCGCGAATTCCCCAGCACCATTGACGAGTGCTTCAAATCGCCGGTCGAGGGCGCGATCTACGCGGACCAACTCGACAAGTTGCGAGCCGCGGGCGCAATCGGTCCGCGCTTGTTCGATGATTCCGCGCTGGTTCACACATCATGGGATTTGGGCAGTCCGGAAAACACGGTGACTTGGTATTGGCAGAGCGTGGGGACCGAGATTCGCGTGATCGATGTGGACATGGAATTGGACATGACGCCGGTCCAGCGCGTGTCCCACATGTTGGCCAAAGGTTACAACTACGGAACCCATTTCCTGCCTCACGACGCCGCGTCCACCAACTCCAGCGGGCGCACCTTCCAAGGCGAACTGCAATCCGCCGGTCTAAAGAATTGCCGGTGTGTTCCGCGCACCGCGGATGTCTGGGTGGGCATCAACCGGCTCCGACAACTCATGCCGCGAATGACCTTCCGCTTGCCTGCCTGCGATGCCGGTCTGACTGCGCTGGCGAACTACCATTACCGGCGATTCACTTCCACCGGCTTGGCGCAGAATGAACCCGTGCATGACTGGTCGAGTCACGCCGCCGACGCGCTCCGCATTTTGGCCGAAGCGGAAATGGCAGGCATGATTCAAGGCATGGCAAACCCGCGAGTGACACCTGTGGTCCGCACAGGATTTCGCGATCCATTGATCGCCCGCGCAAGACCGCTGGTCCGGAGATGACCCCAGCCGAACGCATCCACGCGCTCTACAGCGACACCGAGCGCACTTTTCGCGGGGATTTGGAACAGCACCTTCTCAATGGGTATGTGTTCTCGACTCCGGAATTCTTTCTCATGGGCAGGGCGGTGGACAGCACCGCGGGCATCGAGGCAATCAACGACCCGTCCATCGTATTCCCGCGGGACCGGCAGGACTGCTGGTTGGTCTATGCCTATGCCGACATCATGGGAAACAGTCCGCGAGGTTTAGTCAAAAATGTGTTGACTATGATGCCGTATCCACTACCGCTGGTTGCGTGGCAGCGCAAAAGGCACGACCGGTTGCGCTATTTCAAAACTAAACACCTACAACTATGGACCCAGAAACTCTTCGATCCCTTGGTGGTTCACTTGGCTTGAATCCGCTGTTGGCATCCAGCGTGTGCTTTTTTGGTGGTGGTGGCGGACGCAGCAAGCCTGCTCCGCAACCTGTTTACCAAGCACCACCGCCTCCTCCGCCACCGCCTCCTCCGCCACCACCACCGCCTCCTCCGCCACCGCCACCGCCACCGCCAAAACTTCCAGAGATGCCGCCGCCGCCGCCGCCGCCTGCACCGACGCCTATGCCTCCTCCCGCGTCTGCTCCCCAGCGAGTAGAAGTAGCGCAAGCCGCCAGACAATCGCGGCAGGAAGAAATGAAGCGCAAAGGACAGCGGCAGACATTGCTTGCCGGTGAAACTGGCGGCTACAACAATCCCGCCACCGGCCCGCGTTCTCTGTTGGGATGAAATCCAAGGCCGAACTGGCAGACTACATTCTCGCCCGCCACAACGACCTCACCGAGCAACGGAGGGTTTGGGAACCGTTGTGGCAGGACATCGCGGACTATTGTCTGCCGCGCAAGGCCGAAATCGCCAACAAGCAGGAATACCCGTCCTTCAACCGGACGGAGACGCTTTACGACAGCACCGCGGTCCATTCCAACATGGTTTTGGCCAATGGCCAGTTGTCTTACATGACACCCGCGGACACGCGCTGGTTCGTTTACGATCCTCCCGCGTGGCTCAAGAACAACGACAAAGCCAAGCAATGGTTCCAACGCTGTTCTGAAATCGCGCAACAATCGCTGGCCAATTCCAATTTCTATTCCGAAATCCACGAACTGTATTTCGACGACGGAACATTTGGAACCTACTGCATGTATTGCGAGGAAGGCCAGAATTCGCCGGTCGTTTTCCAGACATTCCCTGTCCCGTCGTTTTCCATCAGCGAAAACGACGAGGGGTTTGTGGACACGCTGTTCCGCGAGATGCAACTGACCTGTGAGCAGGCCGCGTCCAAATTTGGCGTGGAAAACCTGTCACCGAAATTGCAGAAAGCCGTCGAGGAATACCGCAAGACCGGAAAGGGCGGGAACGCCAAGCATGACATTGTCCACGCCATCTACCCGCGGCTGGAGCGGGACGCCGAAAAACTCGACGCGGAAAACAAGCCGTGGGCTTCCATCTATGTCGAGAAATCGAGCAAGCATGTCATTCGCGTGTCCGGATTCGACGAGAAACCATTTTTTGCCGGACGCCACCTCAAGTGGTCCCACAGTCCCTACGGATGGTCACCGGCATGGATTGCGACCCCCGAAGCGCGTCAACTCAATTTCCTGTGCAAACAACTTGACGCGCTGGCCGAGGTAAAGGCGTTTCCGCGCCTGCTCATTCCGGCCACCCATGAAGGCGAAGTCGATTTGCGGGCCGCTGGCACAACCTATTTTGATCCGACCAACCCCGCCGCAAGGCCGGTGGAATGGGCAACCGCGGGCGATTACAACATCGGACTGGAGCGCGAGAACGCTAAAAAGGAAGCCATCCAACGAGCGTTCCATGTGGACTTGTTCCAAATGTTCTCGTCGCTCGACAAACAAATGACGGCCCGCGAAGTGGCGGAACGATCCAGCGAAAAACTGGTGCAGTTCAGTCCGACCTTTGCGCTCAAGACGACCGAATTATTCAATCCGCTTTTGCGCCGAGTCTTTTCCATTCACCTACGCGCTGGCGCGTTTCCGCCTCCACCGCGAGATGTGCTTGTTCCCAATGCGGCCACAGGCATTCCGGAAATCCCCGAACCGGAAATCCAGTATGTGTCCCGCGTTGCGCTGGCCATCAAAGCTCTTCACAACCTTGCCTTCATGCGGACGATGGAGCGGATCGCTCCCATCACCCAAATCCGTCCGGATGTCATGGACAACTACGACTGGGATCGCATTGCCCGCGATGTGGCCAGAAACGATGGAACACCCGCGGACTGGATCATGGACGAGGAAGAAGTGACCAAGATGCGCGAGGAGAGGGCCGCACAGCAACAGGCCGCAATTGAACAGCAGCAGCAAATGGCGCAGGCCGACATGGCCGCGAAGGCAGGCAGCATCAAGCGCGACAGCGTCGTGGGGCAGGCTATGGCTGAACAAGCAGGACTATGACCGACGCCAAAAGCATCGAGGCCGCGAAACAACGCCAGCGAATCATCAATGCCTACCATTCCGTTTTTGCAACGCCGGACGGGAAAATCGTGCTGGATCATTTGCAAGCCTACTTCCGCACCAACGCGCCCGCCTTCTGCAAAAACACCCAACCCCGCTACGACGCCATCGCCGCGGCCATTCGCGACGGGCAACGCGAGGTGATCCTTTTCATCCAACACAAACTCTCCGAACCGGCCATTGCCGACGGAGATGTCAACGCGCCGGAAATCACCGTCGTCCGATAACGCTTTTTTATGGATACAACCACCACCGCACCAGACAGCGGAGCCGCGTCCGCGGACTCCGGAAACGGCCTGCTTGCAGGCGCACAGCAATCGCAGGCAGATGCACAGCAAATGCCAGCAGCAGGGGACAAACCAGAATTCCTTCCGGACAAGTTTTGGCGCGAAGGCAAAGCCGATTACGAATCCCTTGCCAAATCTTACACCGGTTTGGAGCAGTTGCTGGGCAAGAAAGCCAACGCGGTCATGGTTCCAAACGAAAAATCGACCCCCGAAGAAATCGCGGCGTTCCGCAAGGCTATCGGTGTCCCAGACAAGCCCGACGACTACATCCCCGCGCTCAAACCCGAACAGTTGCCCGAAGGCGTGACTTTTGACGAAAACCTTGCCAAGGCCGCTTCTGCCATCGCGCACAAACACAACATTCCTCCCGCCGCCATGCGCGAATTGGCGGGCCTGCAAATGCAGCAGGTGCAGAGCATGTATCAAGCCATCAACAGCATGGCCCTCCAAGAACTGGAAACGGCCCGCACCGAACTCAAACAAGTCTACGGTGACAAGCTCAACGAGAAACTCGACCTTGCCAAACGGGTTGCCGTGTCAGCGGGCGTTCCCATCGACTCAAAAGGTTTTTCGGATTCTAACATGGTGCGCCTCGCGCTTTGGGCCGCGGAAAAAATCAGCGATGACAAACTGGTCAGCGCAGAATCGCCGATTCTTTCCAGCCCGCAGCAACAAGCCAAGGACATCATGCGGAACCCAGAGAATCCGCTTCACCGCCGGTATCTCGACCACGATCCGGAGATTGTGGACCGCGTCCGGCGCATGCTTTCTCAAAAATAATTATTTGACTAAACCCGTCAAATCCATTAGGGCGGGGACAGCATAAGGCAGACAACTCCTGTGGAGCCTGCCCAACGGCACACCCGACAGCGGTGACCCCGAACGGGACAATCGCTCTGCCGTAGGGACCAAACAGAAACCACAACCTAAAATCAAAGGAGTAATACAATGCCTGTTATCGTAAACGCACAGATTCCGGAGTTCTTCACGACGGAATTTTCATCCAACTGGGAGCATCTTGTTCAGCAGAAAATTTCCAAGCTGCGCGAGTTTCTCAACATCGACAACTTCACCGGAGAGAAAAAGTCATACAACCAGATTTCTCCTGTGAGCATGACCCAAATCACGGTCCGTGCTGGTGAAACCAACATCACCGACACCCCGCTCGCCAAACGCTGGATCACCGCGCTCAATTACGAGAAGGCGGACATCCTCGATGAGTGGGACGAGGTGCGCCTTGGCGAAGTCTCGCTGCCCAACAGCGACCTCATTGCCGCCCATGCCGCTGCCTACGCTCGCAAGATCGATGAGATCGCACTTGCCGCCGCGGTTGGAACTGCTGCCACAGGTGCTGACGGACTGACCTCGACCGCGCTTCCCGCCGGTCAGAAAATTGCCGTTGATTATGTCGAAACCGGAACTGCCGCCGCAAGCGGTATGACGCTGGCAAAACTTCGCCGCGCCAAGTTCCTGTTTGATGACGCCGAAGTGGACGAAGAGGATGCCCGCATCCTTGTCGTTTCCGCCAAGCAAATCCAAGATTTGCTTCGCGACCCGCAACTCACCTCCGCGGACTACAACACCGTTCGCGCAATGGTTGCCGGTGAAATCGACACCTTCATGGGCTTCAAGTTCCGCCGGACCAACAAGTCCTTCTTTGGCACAACCGGCACGACCCGTCGTGTTGTTGCTTACGCCAAGTCCGGACTCAAGTTCGCCGACAGCGGACGCAAAGTCCATGTGGACATCCGCGTGGACCGTTCGCACGGTCTGCAAATCCGGACCGTCGCCCGCATGGGTGCGACCCGCATGGAAGAAGCAAAGGTCGTTGAGATCGCTTGCTCCGAGGCTTAATCCTCACAACCGCTGGCAGACCGGTTAAAGTCTGCCGCCCTCATTTTCTTTTATGCCCGCATCCGACACCGAAATCGCAAATGACGCACTTGGCCGGTTGGGAATTTCTCCCATCATGGAATTGTCGGACGACAGCAAACAAGCGCAGTTTGCCAAAAGGTTTTTTGATCAAACGCGGGAGGAAGTGCTGGCGGCACGACCGTGGACATTTGCCATCAAACGGCAAAACCTCTCCCAATTAAGCACCGCGCCAATCTCCGAATGGCAATACGCCTACCAACTCCCTTCGGACTTTCTTCGACTCGTCCAAATCAACAACGACGAAATCGAGACGATCAAATTCAAATATGCCATTGAAGGCAGAACCATCGTCACCGACGAAAACCCGATCACCATTTGCTATGTGGCACGGGTCACCGACCCGACCCTCTATTCCCCGCTTTTTTCCGAAGCCTTCGCGCTGAAGCTGGCCAGCAAACTTGTAGGTCCGTTGACCGGCGCACTCAAGTTGTCGATGGACTATCTGGCTCTTTACGAAAAGGCAATCACAACTCCGCAGGTAGGAGAACAACAGGGTAGGGCAAAGCGCGACAAAGGAACTGCATTCAATGCCGTCGAAATTGCCAACACCGCATTGGTCATGCTGGGTGCGCCACCCATAACTTCGTTTTCCGACGCCAGCACACAGGCCCAGCTTGCCGAACGGCTTTACGATTTGACCCGTGACGAGGTGCTGGAATCCCGCCCTTGGACATTTGCAACCAAACGCTCGACTTTAACCCGCGCCAGCAACCCGACCGGCAGCGAGTGGTTGTATTCCTACACGCTGCCCAGCGACTACCTGCGCTTGATTCAAATCAACAAAGACGAGGTTGCGACGATTCAGAACAAATATGCCATCGAAGGCAACAAGCTGCTCACAGACGAGGCATCGGTCGAAGCCATCTATGTGGCGCGGATCACCGACGCGACCCTTTACTCGCCGCTGTTCGTTGAAACGCTGACGACTAAATTTGCTTTGAAAATGGCAGGCCCGCTTTTGCAGGGTCAAAAGCCCGACTTGATCCGGACGCTCATGCTTTCGCTGGAAAAGCTGACCACGACTCCCCAATCCGGAGAAGCTCTTAAACGCGCCAACCGCAAGCAATCTGCCACCGTGGACGAAGTGGAAATCGTCAACATGTCCCTCGCGATGCTGGGCGTGTCGCCGATTGTTTCCATGTTGGACCCCAGCGCGTCCGCCCAACTGGCCAACCGGTTTTACGCGCAAACCGTGGACGAGGTTTTGGAAACGCGGGTGTGGCAATTCGCGACGAAAAGACAACCGCTCATTCGCATGTCAAATGCCGCGGGCAGCGAATATGCCTACCGATACGCGCTGCCATTGGATTTCATTCGGCTTGTCCAAATCAACAACGACGAAATCGATGCCATCCAACACAAATACACCATCGAGGGGTTTCAATTGTTCACAGACGAAGAGGAGGTCGATGTCGTTTATGTCGCCAGAATCACCGACGCGACCTTTTACAGTCCTCTATTTGTCGAAATGCTGGTGGCCAAATTGGCGTTGAAATTGTCCGGCCCGATCCATCAAGGACAAAAGCCGGACCTCACAAAATTGCTGTTGGTCAGCTACGAGAAGTTGGCGGTTACTCCGCAAGCGGGTGAAAAAAACCGGCGATCCAATCGATCCAAGGGAACGGTTTTCAATTCTGTGGAAATTGCCAACCTCTCGCTTGCTATGATCGGCGCGGACCCGATTGTTGGGTTTTCCGACCAGAGCATCCAAGCGCAGTTGTGCGACAGGTTTTACACACCAACCCGCGACGAAGTGTTGGAAAGCCGCAATTGGACTTTCGCAATCAAACGGGCAACTTTGACCGGCACGGCAAATTCGGCGTTCAGCGAGTGGGCTTACACTTACACGCTCCCTTCCGACTACCTGCGCCTCATCCAGATTGACAAAGACGAGGTTGAAACGATCCAAAGCAAATATGCCTTGGAGGGAAACAAATTGCTTTCCGACAGAGTTGGCATCGAAATCTGCTATGTGGCCAAGGTCACGCAAGTGGATTTGTATTCCCCGCTGTTTGTCGAGGCTTTGGCTACCAAGCTGGCCATCAAACTGGCCGGTCCCCTTCAAAAGCCGGATATGGTCAAACAACTGTTTTTGACCTACGCGAAGATTCAAGAAACCCCGCAGGCCGGTGAACAACGCAAGCGAACCAACCGTGTCGTTGGAGCGGGGATCACTTCTCTGGAAATCGCCAACAACGCCTTGGCCATGCTTGGCGTGACGCCTATCACTTCTTTTGGCGACCAGTCCATCCAAGCGCAACTTGCCGACCGTTTTTACGAGCCGACCCGCGACGAAGTCATGGTGTCCCATCCGTGGAATTTCGCCATCCGCCGGTCAAATTTGAACGCTTCCGCAACGGCTCCGCTGTTTGAATGGGAAAAGTCATATGACCTTCCCGCGGACTGCATCCGCGTCCTTCAACTCAACAACTACGATCCAGCCATTTCCATCCAGTCCTATGCCGTCGAGGCTGGCAAAGTGATGACCAACGAACCAACCGCGCAAATCAAATATGTGGCGCGGGTGACCGACACGGCAGGTTACCCGCCTCTGTTCGTCGAATCCCTCACGGTAAAACTGGCGACAAAACTGGCAGGCCCGCTTGGCAAAATGGAAATGATCGGAATGCTCACGGAACAATACGAACGATTGACCGGCCCGAAAGCGCGGCTCATGGATGTTTTCGAGGCAAAGGAAAAGACGCGGATTGCGTGGATTGACAGCAGAATCGTGCGCTCCCGCAGAACCGGAATCTACTGATGCCGGTTTCAATCCTCGCCAACAGTTTCAACGCGGGAGAACTTTCTCCCTACATGGATGCGCGGCTCGATGTGGAGAAATACCGCAACGGGTGCAAGACGCTGGAAAATTTCATCATCCTGCCCTATGGCGGGGTAATCCGGCGCGGCGGGACCGAATACCTTGGGGCCGCAAAATTCGCCAACCGGCGTTGCCGTTTGATCGGATTCAACTTTTCCACGACGACGCGCTTTGTCATCGAAATGGGTCACCAATACATGCGTTTCTGGTCAAACGGTGTGCAAGTGCTGACAAATGCCAATGCGATTCTGGAAGTGGCAAGTCCATTCACAGAATCCCAACTACGCGAGGTGCAGTTCGTCCAAATCAACGACATCATGTATCTGGTGCATCCGGATGTGGCCCCGCACAAATTGTCCCGTGTGGCCGACAATAACTGGACGCTGGCCGAAGTGGCGTGGACATGGCCCGCGCTGCTCGATGAAAATCTCGAAAACACGACATTGTCGGTCAGTCACACGACCGGCAACAACCGGACCATGACGGCTTCCGCGGCCACATTCAACGCCAACCATGTCGGCAGCTACTGGCAAATCGGTCACGACATGGAAGCGTCTTATGTCGAAAAAGTCATCGACGGAAACGGAACCAGCGATTCGTTGGCCGTGTTTGGCGACTGGGAATTTTCCACTTCCGGCGTTTGGTCCGCGCTCATCACCATCGAACAATCCGAAGACGATGGAGCGACATGGCAGACCATCCGCAACTACAAAGGTGCAGCAGAGCGAAACTTGTCCACAACAGGAAAAACCGAAAATGAGGTGAAGTTGCGAATTCGGATTGCAGACTATTCAACAGGACCGGCATGGAGCAGCAATTCGACTTTTGCAAAAGACGACATCCGCGTTTATGAAAACAATGTTTATCGCTGCGTTCTTGCTCATAACAATATTGCTGCCAATTGGTCGTCACAAGCCACATACGCGGAAGGGGATTTTGTCACTTACAACACCAAAACCTACAAATGCATTAAGACGCACACCAACGCGACGGTGAATTACGCCAACAACACAACTGTCGCTGTAGGCACACAATTTCGTTGCCCGACAGAACAAGACGGTTTTGTTTTTAGATGCCACACGGCATATGCGGCAGTTCGCTCGCCGTGGAGCGGCACATGGCCGTCCGCGGATAAATTTGCCAACCAAATTGTTCAAGAAAGTGCAGGCACATCGGCATTTTGGCGTGTTGTGACTTCTGTGTTTGGACCGGCCAAAACTTACGGTGATGCGCGTCAAGACAACGACATTCAAATGCTGTCTTCCAACACACCACAGGAAGCGGATTACGAAATGAATCGGTTGGAAAAAATCGACTACAGACCAACCAATTTTGCCTACTGGGAACCCATTGATTTTACTCCGTTCAACGCAAAATATTGGACGCCTATCAACTACGAAACCCGTGTTGCGCGTTTGGAAGCGTTGAACAATGTGCAATATGGTGTCGTCAAGGTGACTGGATACACAAGCCCAACTCAAGTTGCAGTCAATGTAGTCAATCCTGTAGCTAAAACGACCGCGACTAAAAATTGGGCCGAAGGAGCATGGTCAAACCACCGCGGACATCCGCGCACCGTTATGCTTCACGAATCGCGCATTTGGTTTGGTGGGACGGCCAGCAAACCCCAGTCACTATGGGCAAGCGTTGTTGACGATTTTGAGAACATGCGTATCAGCGACAATGCGGACGCTGGCATTGCCATCACGCTTTCCAGCAAAGAAGCCAACCGCATCAATTGGCTTGAATCGCAAGACAAGCTGATGATTGGGACCAGCGGAAACGAGTGGACGCTGGGATCGTCCAATCCCGACGAAGGCATCACGCCATTAAATGTCACCGCGCAAAAGCAGTCCGCTTACGGATCAAAATACCTTCCAGCTTCGACCATCAACGATGTCATGCTTTTTGTGCAACGGCAGGGACGCAAGGTGCGTGAGTTGACTTATGTGCTGGACCGTGATGGATGGGTGGCTCCGGACCTCACCGTTCTGGCTGAACATGTGACCAACGGAGAGATTGTTGAATCGGATTACCAGCAACAAAACGATGCCATTTACTGGGCGATCCGCGGAGATGGTCAATTGATCGGAATGACCTACGAGCGAGATCAGCAAGTCGTCGGATGGCACAGGCACACAACGGATGGGGATTTTGAATCCGTCGCTGTCATTTATGGCGTCGGAACCTCCGACGAGGTCTGGTTGTCGGTCAAACGCACCGTGAATGGGCAAGCCGTGCGCTACATCGAGCGATTCCACATTCTGCACAGAGAGCATTTCGAGAACGAAGCAAAGAACAGTTGGTGGTATTTAGACTGCGCCGTCCGGCGCACGGGATCGGCCAGCGCAACGATGTCCGGTTTGTCCCATCTGGAAGGTCTGCAAGTTTCTGTGCTGGCGGATGGCGCGGCGGAACTTCCGCGATCCGTGTCCGGTGGTCAAATCACGCTCGACAAGCCTGCTTCGGTGGTGCTGGCCGGTTTGCCGTTCAATTCGACACTCCAACCCATGACCATTGATGTGAACAACCTGCAAGACGGCACATCCCGCGGTCGTCGCAAGCGGATTCACAAACTTGTGGTCAGCGTGACCAAATCACTTGGCGGACAGGTATCAACCAACGGAACGGACTGGGAATGGCTTTACCCGCGGGATTTTAACGACCAAATGGATGCTTCTCCCAATCCGTTTACAGGGGACAAAGAAGTTGTCGTTGCAAGTGACTACGATGCCGCTTTGCCGGTCTACATACGGCAACAACAACCTTACCCGCTTTCGGTATTGGCAATCGTCGCAAAAGTGGATTTCTATGGTGATTAGTTTTTGACTAAACCCCAATGGCCGCAACCTTCCAACTTCGCTTTTACGACCACATCAAGGACTACGATCTTTTGGACGAGTGGTCATGGGAACACGGCAAACCGCCGCCTCCGCGGGAAATGCTGCCTTCGCTTGGCGCGGTCTGCCAAGCGGACGGTGAGGACATTGCCATGCTGTTCCTTTACATGGACAACAGCGTTGGCGTTTGCTGGGCCGAGTTTCCGGTCACAAAACCCAAATTGCCGGTGAAGATGTCGCTGACCGCTTTGACGCATCTTTTGGAATTTATGAAGAAAGCCGCCGCGGCAAACAACTACGGTCTGATGCGGGTCACCACGCCACCACCCATTGCCCGATTTTTAAAATCCCGCGGATTTAAACAGGACATGGAAGGCATGGTCACGATGTTCGCGCCGACAGGTTTGAAAAAGGAGGTCATCAATGGGAACTGAAGCACTTGTTGCGTTAGCAATTACCACCACGCTGTTGTCAACCGGAGTTGCCGTTTACGGGCAAGCCCAGCAAGCACAGGCCGCGCAGCAGATGGCGAACTACAACGCACAGATGCAGCAGCGGAACGCCCAGATACAGGCCCAAGCCGCGCAGATTGCTTACAACAATGCCATGATCCAAAACGAGGTCATGGCTCGCCAGAATCAACTGGCGCAGCAGCAGGCGCAGGCGGCAATGCAAGCCGCGTCCACAAACGCTTTCAACTCTCGCCAGATGTCCTTGCTCAACCAGCGGGCATCGCAGGCGAAGATCATGGCGATTCAAAACAACGCCTTGGCCGAGCAACGCAACGCGCAAAACAGCGAGCGCGAAGCATCATTGATCGAGGCGCAGGCCCGCGAACGGATTCGCCGCCAGCGTGAATTGAACGACAAGCAAATCGCCGCGCTTCGCGCCAAACGAACCCGCGCTGACATTGTCACCGAAGGAAGTCCGCTTTTCATTCAAGGGCAGGCCGCATCTGTCATGGAACTGGCCATTTCGGACATGCAATACGAGGCCGGTTTGCAGGTCATGGCCAAACAGCAGGAGGCCCGAATCAAGGACTACCGGTCCCGTGTCATGCTCTGGGGGACGCAATTTGAAGAAATGGATGCCGAGGTGATGGCCCTCAAGTCCCGCACCGAACAGCAGATGTTCGCGCTGGATTACCAAGTTGCCAATTACGAGCGGGCCGCGGCCCTCTATCAAGGCAGCGCGATTTCCGCGCAGCGCGGACTGATCGGGCAGGAACTTGCCTTGAACATGCAACGGGCCAACTACGAGGGATCGCGGGTGCAGGGGATTCTCATGCAGGGCCGCAATGAATCCAATGCCGCTTACATCAATGCGGTTGGCAGCGGATTTTCTGGATTGTCCAGCGCGGCATACATGGGGGCGACTTACAGCGGCAGCAAGCCGTCCGGAACGACGAACATCTACAACATCTACGGTTAATGGCCATCCCGATCACCCAAGTCCCAAACGCTCCCGATTTTGTTCCAAATGCACCGGACATTCCCGCAATGGGAATTCCCTCCGCGGGCGGTTACGGAACGCCAACCGTGTCCGCGCCAAACTTTGGACGCGCATCGCAGATGATCGGTTCCGCCGCGGAATTGCTGGCCGCTCCGATTCCAGAACCGTTCTACCGGCAGGAAGAATTTGTGGATTATGCCTCGCGGGCCGTTGCCAACCTTGGGCAAACCGGCATCAAAGTGGCAGGCATGCTGGGCGATTACGCGCTGAACATGCAAAAGGTCCGTGACGAAGGGACTCTGTCCAAGGCTGAAAATCTCATCGATAGCCGGTATGCCGAATTTGCGGACAGCATGTCCGACAAGCCTGCTGGAACTTGGATGAAGGAATGGAATGAAAATGTGGTTCCTCGCCTCGTCAAAGAAATTGGAGGAATGCCGATTTCCAACACCGGCAAAGCCAAGATGCAAGTGCTGGTGGACGGGAAACTGACCCAACACACCGTTAATACAAGGCTCCGCGCCGACAAAGCGCAGATGGACGAGACGGACGCTTCCCTCGTCGCGCAGCGCGACAAGCTGGAATTCATGGGGAATTGGGAAGGCGCGGCGGCAATCGACGCCAAGCGGATGCACTTGGGTTTGTCCACACAGGGCGAATACGAGCAAAACCAACTGGAACGCGAAAAGCGGATGCAGGCGCAGACCATCCAAAACTTCATCAACAGCGACCCGTTTGAAGCAAAAAACCATTTCGCGCAAGCCGCGGCGGGCGGGAAAAGTTCCATGTTTGAAAACCTGCAACCGACGCAACTGGCGCAAGCCCTGCAAGCCGCAAACGCCCGCGTGACGACGATCCAACGCGAAGCCGTCGAAGCCATCGACAGCGAAATCCTGCGCGATCCAATCAATGCCGATCCGGAAAAAATTCGGTCGATTGCCCAAATGGCCCGCTTGTCCGAACGCGACACGCAACAATTGCTTTCGACCCGCGGAGCGGCATATGCCGCGACTCCGGAGGGACAGGCGAAATTCCTGCAAGCCCAGCGCGAACTCTACGGGGAGATTTCCGCTTACGATCCGACCACCGATCTCGACGAAGAAAAATACCGGCAACTGCGCCAGACCGTGAAAACCAAAATGCCGACCGGCGAATGGCAGATTTTCTTCGACACGCTTTCGGACATCCGATCCAAAGGCCGCAGCGTCCAGAACGATATTCAAAGCGACCTTCTTTCACTCACCGGCAACCTTCGCAAATGGGGCGTTCTGGGAGACGACGGTGGAACCGACGAAAACGGCAAACCGAAAAACTGGACGAAATACAACGAGGTGGAAAGCAAGGCCGCGGAGATGCGGAAGGAGGTCATGGAGATTCTGAAAAAGAATCCGAACATCGATCCCACCGAGGCCCGCCGGTTGTTTTTGGAATCGGCCAACGGAAAGACCAAAGGGGCCGCTGGCGAGTTTTTCAAAAAGAAAGAGTGGAACCTGTTTTCTCCGTCCACATGGTTTTCCAGCGCAATGCAGAGGCAAGAAGGCATGTATGCCACACTTCCCAAGGTGCAAGGAGATGTGGCCCGCCAGATCACGACCGAGGCCCAGCGCACCGGCACAGACCCGAAACTGGCGACTCTCATTGCTTACATGGAGTCCGGATTCAACCCGAACACCAAATCCTCGACCTCATCGGCCCGCGGGGTTTTCCAGTTCCTCGACGGCGACCGCAAACGGTATGGCGGAAACGGCATCGCGCAAGGACTGGCCAAGGTGCGCGAAAACCAAGAGGTGGCCCGCAAGGCATTGGGACGCGAACCGACCCCCGCGGAAACTTATGTGGTCTATTTTCAAGGCATCGGGATCGGTCCAAAAATTCTGCAAAACCCCGACGCCGATTTCCGCGACACACTCAACACGGTCAAAAAGGGCTGGGCCAACACGGTCATCAAGGCCAACCCGTTCCTTGCTGAAATCCAGACGAATGCCGACCTCCTGCGCTGGGCAGAGGAACGCATGAATCGCAATGCGCGGAAACTTGGACTCACATGACACCACTTGAAGGACCGATAAGGCGAGAGGAAGAGGAACTGCCGGACGACCATTGGAATCGGCTATTCACCGACCAAGATTACTTCACCGAATTTACCGACCGGCCCGCGCTCCGCGCTGCCGCGGAGACGACGGCGTTTCCGGATTCCTATCTCAAACGACAGGCAAACATCGCCTACATGTCGTCGGTCTACAAAGCCGATCCCGAAGAATTCGCGGATGTCTACGACAGCAAGAAGGAAGCCTTGGCCCGCGCCGAACTGGGCAAGGCGTCCGTTTCCGACGAGACGCTGTTTGAACATTTCCGGTCCAAGTTCGACAACATCAACCAGCGAAACGCCGCGGGACGGACCCTGCTGGAAAATGTCGCACGGCGAACCGTCGAGGACTTGTTTTACAACCGGCAGAACGATTCAAAAAAACCGCTGGAAGAGGAGATGGCCCAGTATGCCGATCTGCTCACTCCGGACGACGCGCTGGAAATTCGCAAGCGTTCCGACGAAATCACACAGTCCATGCGCTCCGCTGCTCCGCAAGTGATCGAGGACGCACGGTGGCTTTTCGAGAGATTAGGCGCAGATACCGGAATCATTCAAAAAGCGACGGAGGATGTGCAGTCTGGCGGTATCGATCCCGCCATGATCGTCGGCGGATTGTCGCCAACACCGGCAATGGTCAGCACCCCCGACTTTGACCCCAAGCGCGTCGAGGAAGCCATCGACAAATTTGCCGAAATGCCAGACGACCGGCGACAAGCGGTCTACAACATGGCCGGAAGTTTCGCCACCCTCTTCAAAGCCGACAAGGGTGTCTTCTACCAGATGGCCGAAACGATGGGGCGCATGGCCACCGGCACAATCAAATCCACCAAAGGAGTGACCGCGGAAACCTCGCTCCGCATTGAATCGCAGCGGATCGAAAACGGTGAACCTGTGCTGTTGGATTCCACAACGGGAGCAATGGTGGCTCCGGTCAGCGAAGGCTACACCGGCATGAACCTTACGGTCCCGACGCAGGAACAAAAACAGCAACGCATCGCGGACATCAAAAAACAACTGAACCGGATCAAAGTTGAGCGAGAACTTCGCAATCTGGCGGAAACCAAAATTGACCCCATCACCTACACATCCACCTTCCTGCCGAACTGGGCCGAGGAAGGACTGTATGGAGCGGCATCAAGTGTGTCTTACAGCGCAATGGCGGCAATTCCGTATGTCGGCCTACCGGCAACCGCGCTCGCGCTTTACTCCCAGCAATACGAGGAATTCATGCTGGAAGACCCAAACATGGACCCGCAAAAAGCCATGCAAATGTCGGCAATCGCCGCGCCGATTCGCGCTTTCACCGAGCGCATCCAGTTCCTTGCCGCGTTTGGAAAAGCGTTGCCGTTTACTTCCGGACTTTTCAAGCGACTGATCAAACCGGAGCAAAAATGGTTGACCCGAACCATGATCATGGGTGCTGCCGGTTACACCGAGCAGAACATTCAAGAACTCATCGAAAATGCCGTCACGCCGGTTGTGCAGACAGTCTTTGCCGCGCTGGATGAGGACATCAAAGACCCCGACTGGAAAGCCAAGGTTCAGAACCTTCCCCGCGAGGTGGCCGTCAATGCCGTGGCAACCTTGCCGCTGTCGCTAATCGGCCTTGGGGCCATCGGCTACAACGAGGTCAAATTCGGGGAACGCTACCTTTACGACAAAGCCATCATGGAGCGCATGGGGTTTTCCGCGGAGGCCGCGGATCGGGTGGCATCGCAGCGCGATCCGGAGGCCGCGCAGGAGGCGTTCCGCGAGGAATTCGCCAATCGCGATCCCGCCGCGGTCAACGCGGCCAACAGCAAGCTCATCGAAGATATGGTGCAGGCCGGACAACTGGATTCGGCCATCGCGATGCCCAGCATCGAAAAGCAGGGCGAGGACTATGTGGTCCGCAAATGGAACGGGGAGGAAGTTGCGAGAACCACAGACGGGGAGGCGGCAGGCTACGAACTCCAGCAACTCTTGGTGTCGCAGGAGCAGGCGAACTGGGAAGCGTTGAACATGATGGTTACCGCGCTCCGGAAGGTGAAAGAGGAACGCGGGATTTCCGACCAGAGCGTCATCGAACTGGTGGACGAAGGGACGCTCGACGCCGCGGCGAACATGACGCCGGAACAACTCAAGCTCCGTCTCGACGCTCTGGAAAAGGAAATGGGCGTGAGTCTGCAACCGGACCAAATCCGGACCGTGGGCTTGAATATCGGGGAACTGCGCGACGGCATTTTCCGCGATGTGTCGCGCATCGTCCGCTCCGACGATCCCGACATGGTCAATGTGGTGATCGAGGAAACCATCGAAGGCGACCTCAAGCGGGCATGGAACCAGAACCTTTTCAGCAAGGCACAGACCGTCGAGTGGGTGCGCCAATATGAGCAGGCGTCCGGCGAGAATCTACTGGCAGACAATTTCGACGCGCTCAACGAGGCGGACCAGACATCCAACCTCACCGAAGCGATGTCCACGCTGGGTGTCGCATACTTCAACGGAAACATCGACCGCGCTTCTATCCCGCAACGCCTCGCCCAGTTTTTCCAACGGTTGCTGGTCTACCTCCAACACATCATGGCGCGGGCAGTCAAATTGCAGGCGGGTCTGCAAAGCGGGCAAATCGACGCACGGTTGGAACAGTTTTTTGCAGAGTCTTTGGGTATTTCCATTGACACGGTCATCGACTCGCAGACGCGGCAGGCTCAAACGGAAATATTGGACACAGAAACAACCGCTGCGATCCGCGCCGACGATACACGCACCCGCGGAATCAATATCAACGACAGCGAACAGGATTTTACTGGGCAAATCCTCCGCGGCGAAAAGACCATTGAAACGCGGGACGCTCCCACATTGTCACCATACATCGGCAGGCGCGTTGCGCTGGTCAGCACCGGCAAGGGCGGCACACCGTCCATCGTTGGCTATGCCGTCGTTGGCGAGCCGAAGGTCTACAACACCGTAGATGAATTTCGCGCCGACTACGATCAGCACCGCGTGGAACCCAATTCAACCTTCGACATAAAGCCAGACGGCATTAAATACGGTTACCCGCTGACAGAGGTGCAAGCAGTCGAACCGACGCCGGTCAATGTGCCGGTTGGAAGGATTGCGACGATTCTCGACAACGCAACCGCGGCGATCCGTCCGACCAGCGAAATGCTGGAGCAGATGGCAGCACCCGCCAGCGAAACCGGCGTTGAAATACCGGACACCGTAGACAAGGCAGCATTGCTGGAAAACCTGTTCAACATTGCACAGGGACAAAGTTGGCAGCGCGGGCGTGATCTCAAGCAGGCAATGCAACAGGCATTGCTGGATGAATTCAAAAAGGCAGGAGTAACGGTTCCGATTCCCAGCAAGGAAGTGGCGGAATCGCCAGAGGCGACAACCTACCTTGTGCGCGTTGGTCTTCGCGATGCTTTGCTGGCATTGCGTCAAAACTCCAACGCCATCGGGTGGTATGATGTAAAAACGCGGCAGGCTTTAGCGGTGATGGCATTGATCCATCCCGAAATCGAGCGAGACGAAAACGCCCGCTTTGCCATGACATGGGCGATGGCAGTCACCTCCAACGGTCTAAAGGTTGGAAAGAATTTTGAACTCGCGGAACAGGTCTACAGTTCCTTCAAAGCGAATGGCGTGATGCCGACAGACATTGGCATCGGGCAAGCGGCAGGCGCAATCAATGAAGGCTTGGGATTGTTCAACACGCTTCGCGCAGAGTGGGGCGCGGACAACCTGCGCCAGTTCATGCAAACGCGGTTCACCGTGCAGGAGATTTCCG